AAAAATCCACCTGACCAGTAAGCGCCATCTGCGGCGATATTTTTGATTGATCCGGTATCAAATCCGTTAACGGTAGGTGCCGCCGGAGTACCTGTAGATGGAATAGTACTTTGATCGCCCCCTCCACCTCCACCTCCTATTGATCCAGTGATAAATCCCAGTGCAGTTTGAAGGATATAAATTTCAATGAGTTTGGCGATCATTTGGGCTGCCATATCCATAAAGTGATCGCCAACACCCTTGAAGAAGGCAGCAAGCGCTTCTTGTCCAGTCATTGCACCAGACACAAGGCCAGTAAACGCATCTCTGAAGGCGCTGCCGATTGCTTTTGCGCCGGTTATTACTTGATTGATTGGATCGGTAAGTTTCAGTAAATCGCCTTTTGCTGCAGCAATTGCATCTTCTAGCCGTTCGGCGTCTGTCTGTCCTTTTCCTGGACCCAAAGTAGCCTGATCTTCAATAACACTTTTTTGTAGTTTTAGTAGTTTGAGCTGTTTTTCGTAATCTTCTGTTTTGGCTTCTTCAAGTTCTGCCTGTTTAATAACTGCTTCAGTTAGTTGTATTTGTCTATCAATGGAGTCGAGTTCTTGCGAAGAAATGTTTTCAAAATTGGCACGTCGCTCTGCTTCAGCAGGTAATATACCTTCATTGATAAGCCTGTTGTAAGTCTTAGCAAATCCTACTTGCGCTGATTGTTGTTTGCGAAAGTCTACAAAAGGTTTAGCTGCTTGTTGAGTAGCATTAAGTGTTTTTTGAAATTCTTCTACACGTAACTGGGCACGTTTTTCTTGTGTTATGTCTTTTTCAAGATTGTATTCTATCTCAAGTATTCGTCGCTTAAGTTCAAAGAGTTCGAGCGTCTGTTTAATAGTACCGTTTCTAGCAGCTTCTTGTAATGCTTGTTTACGCTCTACGCTTAAAGCTTCCGCACGTAACTTAGCTTCTTTAGGTAAAAGCATTAACTTGCGGTCTAAAGAAGCCTCCACACCTTCACTAAATTCGATTTCTCTTACGTTTAGAGCAATAAGTCGAATTTGCTCATCATAAAGTGCTTTTTCTAGATTTAGTTGAGCTTTAAGTCTCGCTTCTACTTCTTGGCGAGCTTTTTCAGCAGCCCGTACAATAGCTTCTTCTCTTTCTTGGCGAAGTTGTTGTAAATCAATTTGTTCACGTAACAGTATAGACTCTGTTTCAAGTCCTTTCTCTAGTGCATCCTGTAAAGCAACATAAGTACGCTGCTCAATTACTTTTTCTTTTAGACGATAAACTGTATCATTTACAATATTACCGTTAGTTTTAGCTAGTTCAAGTTCAGCGCTTAAAGCGTTTTTATCTACTTGACGGATGCTTGCAACTTCTTTGTTGGTGTTTAGATTTTTCTCGGCTTCTATATTTAACTCACGCTGTCTTTGATAAATACTACTTAGTGTATCGTAATATTCTTGCCCGTAAACTCTTGCTAATTTTGTAAAATTAGCAATTTGTTCTGCGTCTCTAGATTGCTGGGCTTGCCCAAAAAGCGCGGATTCTTCTAAAGCTCCGGCAATTCCACTTGCTGGGCCTTGAAGAGCTTGTGCAGCTTTAGCTGCTAATTGCGTAGCAAGCTGGCTAAGTGAATTAGCCATTGTTGTACCAGCTACTTCAAAATCTTTAAGTGCTTTTACGCCGTCCTGACCAACTACATTCGCTAAAGCGGCTGTAGCTACAGCAAGAGCTTCTTCTTCTTTACCTGCTTTTTTAAGTGCTTCAATGTGACGTTCAGTTGCTGTACCAGCAATTCCTGCTGCTGCAACTATGTCATCGAGGCTGGAGGTTATTTTGGCAATACTCCTAATAGTGTTTTCAACTACTTGCCCTAAAGCTCCTCCGATAATTTGACCTCCAAAACCCTTACCTGCAAAAGAGCCTGCAAACGAACCTGCAACAGAGCCTACGCCTCCTCCAAAAAGAAGTGGGAAGCCCACGCCTAGCGCCAGTGATTCGTTTAGTTCTCGGGTACGTTTTGCGCGGGCTTCTTGACCTTTATCAAACGCTTCAATGCGCTGCATACGCTTGCGCGCTTCTAGTCGGGCATAGTCAACTTCAAGCGACTCTTTATTTAACTTTATTTCTGCTAACTGACTCTTTAGAATATCGGCTTGTATACGAGGAAATTCACCTAAAACTTTTGCCCAACTAACCTGGACTGCACTACCTTCTGCTGTAGCTTTAACAATACCTTGCAGCGTTTGCTGCACTTGATTAAATATGGGAGGTAATGTTTGAGCTGATCTAGCAGATTGATCCAGTTGTTCTGTAAATGCCCGACCTTTTTGTACGCCTGTATCTACTTTAGTGTTTAGATTTCCGTAATACGTGCTAAGTTGTTGCAGACCTCTTTGCTCTGCCTGCAACATTTCACTGCTAGGCAAAGCAAGCGGTGCCTTAGGTTGCCTAGCTACACGTTCTTTATTTCTTCGAATAGATTTTTCGACTGCTGTAGTGGATTCAATACTCGCGCTAAATTCACCAAAACCGGATACAGTACGGGCAGCTTGAGAAGCTGCAATATTTGTAAGTACCGTTCCTCTTTCAGCTCTTTGAATACTGTTCAGTAAATTTAATCTTTCGCGTAGAGCATTGTTTAGCGTTTTACTGGCTTGGTAATAATCGCGAGCTGCGTCAGAGGCTTCTTTTGTACCAAGAGCAACTTCGTTAAAGTTAGCGGCTGCTTCACCTACTACTTTGTTGAGATTGTTAAAACTTCTAGGAAGAAGATTTGCTACGGCATTAAGGCTGGAATTAAGACTACTTACCGCGTCCGCAGAAGATTTAATTTGATTCTGTAGGCGCTTGAGTTCCTGGGCGCCACGTACCGCAATTTCAATGTCGGCTCTGTAGGCCACGGCGCTGCGTCACACTCTGGTACTTCAGTTTACGGCGTAAAAAAGCCGCCGGACTAGCGGCGGCGTTTGGCTTTTTCGATTTCCTTTTGCTGGTCCTCGTTGAGGATGCTGAAGTACGCGCTCCAGCCGATCAGCTCTTCGGCGGTCATCTTGGCGCGAACTTCGCTAAGCGTCATGCCTAACTCCTTGGCGACTCCGAATTGGAGTAGGAGCCAGTTGTCTTTGCGAAGCTCGGCGCTCAGGATTTTGGGTCGATCGGCTCGGCGTCGTCGGTCAAGATTGCCAGCATCAAAGCCTGGAGATCCTTGTCCCTGACTTCATTCTTGAGGACATCAATCTCGCCAGCGTTGAACAGGCGTGCTCCAGTCTCGTCGAGTGCTTTATCAATCAGGAGTTGGAGAGCGAAGGCATTGGCGTCGTCGCTCTTAGCGTTTCGCTGAGCACGTTCGCGCTCGGCGGCAACCAGTGACCGAGCCCACATCACAAACTCGCTGCCGTCGGACAAAATGACGACTTTTTTGACGGGCTCTAGGTTGGCAGCTCTGCGGAGGCGGTCGATGGCGCGGAGCGAACTAGGAGCAGGCATACAGATCCTGATGGTCTGGCGTTAGTGTAGCGGATTACAAATAAAAAACCCCGGCGATGAGGCCGGGGTCCTGTCGTTGTTTGCACCAGTAGCTTATTAGGCAGAAGTGCTGAGGTCGAAGGTTGGGGTGGCGGCTGGGCGGAAGTTCACCGTCACGGACTGGGCGTCATCAGGGTTGACGTTCATGCTGGCCGAGGTCAACGTGGCGTCAAAGCTGATCGAGCGGCTTAGGGTTTCACTCACACTGCCGCCGCTATACACACGGTCGATGTACAGCTTGAAGGCAGCACCGGTCTGCTGACGCTGAAGTACGTCTTCGACCATCCGGTTGGACATCGAGGCGTTCTCGTTGGTCATGTACACGGTGGCGGTACCAGTGCCATCGCCGAAACCAGCGATGTAGCTGCGGAATGGCACGTATTGACCTTGGCTCTGACCGATGGTGGTGACATCAATCTCAGCGCGGGTGATCTCGAAACTCCAGTCGCGGACTTGGCCCACGGCTTCATAGGTGGCATACGCAACCTCAAATTCATTTGGGGCAACAGCAGTGCCGTCGTCCGTGATGTTCAGTGCGGCGCCCCCGGCAGTAGCGGAGACTTGCAAAGCCCCGGTACTGGCGGTATAAGCAATCACGAAGTAAGTCGTGGCAGCTGAAATACCGGCAGGTAGCGTGCCACTACCGGCACCGCCGGTCTGGCTATTGACGATACTGAACTGCACTGGATCACCCACCTTGAAATTTAGGTAGGTCTCAACAGTGATGGTCTCGGTTGAGGTATTTACGCCAGACTCACCGAAAGTTCCGGTGGTGCCAGCGGGCTTGTAGTAAAGAGCGCCGGACGTGCCGGACAGAACGGTGGTGGCCATTGGCGTACCAAGAGAGTTGTTACGGGGCGGGCACTGCCCGGCTTATTACAGGTTAGCGCCCGAAACAGTATTTACCTATGGCAGCACAGTAGCTACATAGGATGTGTCAACGCGCCCCACAAAATGGGGTGCTTCCTCAGTTGCGGAAAATGTAGGGCCATTGATTTCGCCGACCTTGAAATAAACGCCGCTCGTGCCTTTGGTAGAGTTATTGATTGTCTCCAATACGTTTACGGCTGTGTTAAGTAAAACCTGATTGCGGGCGGGACCTTTACCTTTCTCTGTAAAAATGCGGATAATGATCGCGCCACGCGCATTATCGACACTAGAGGTAAGCGTAGGTTCGTTGGTAATGCCGAAAGTAACATTGACGCGGACGTATTCGGTGGTCGTGTTGGCGGGGACAGCTGTGATGTTGTCGAAAAAAACCGGTACGGCTGGCACCAATGCACCAAAGGCTGACAGCAGCGGGTTTTCAACGGCGGCGCGGATTGCTTGGTAGTTCATTGAAATCTCCTGCGTAAAGCTGAATCCATTTCAATCCGTACAGCTCGATCTAGTTTTGCACTGGCGTAATTAGCGAACCAGTCCAATGGTGCCGTGCGGCTGGAGTTGGATCCTTCGGTACCGCCGCCTGTGTCACCACGAGAACTTACATTACGTCGTGGACCTTCGACTATCCACTTACTACGACCGAGTGCGGTTGTAGGTTCTGCGGTTTTGCGACGAGCATAATACTGCCGATCGTGTTCGACGGCATCAATAGCTTCAAGTGCGTGCGGCGCAAAGTTTGTAATGGTCAACAACGCATCTTTGAATATCTGTCCCTTAGTTGCTTCAAGACCTGTAACGGTTGGTGCGCTTACGGGTTTGGGTTCTCCGGAGGCACCAGTGCCCTTAGATGTTGTGGACTCAGTGCTAATTTGCCACGAGTTGGAAAATTCGCCGCTCCAACTGGGGCCTGCCTGCTGGAGTTCACGGACAATTCTTTCGGCGCTTCTACGGGCACCGTTGGCGATTGTTGTGCCAGCAATTTTGTCAAGTTCTCGGGCATTGCGGCCAGCGCGATCCACAAAACCCTTAAACGCTCTACCAAAAGCCATTATTGGGGCCTCACGATCAGGGTGTGCATGATGGGGTTGTCGCCGCGGTAGCTGGTGATGGCGATGATCTTGGCTTCGCGGGTGGCGCCAGCCTGGGTGTATTGGATGCGGTCGGCTTCGGTTGGATAGTACGTTCCAAGCTCGCTGTTGCCAATGATGACTTTAAGGTCGGTGGTTTGGTACAAGCCTTCGGATTCGCGGGGTGT